ATAGTAGACAATATTAAATCTCAAAATATACAAGAAATCATATTTCCAAATCAAAAAAACACAAATCTTGTTATTGATCTTGTAAATAGATATAAACAAAGGGAAAATAAATGAAAGAAATCTTGTTATCACTATCAGTAGGCCTTACTCTAGGCTTAATAATCCTATCAATAAGCGCAATATCCCCAGTTAAGATTCCAATTCCAGCCCCTCCAGTATTCGCTGGCGTTGCTGGTATAATTGGATTATGGCTTGCTCAACCAGTTTGGGTAGCCATATCGAAGTTCATATCCTAGGAGGAAAAAATGAATGAACAAATTAAGGCAGCACTAGCGTCTTATGGTCGATCAGTTCTTGGAGCAGCAACAGCAATGTATGCTTCTGGAGTAACTGATCCACAGACACTAGCATACTCATTGCTTGGTGCAATTGTGCCAGTAGTATTGAGAGCAGCAAATCCAAACGACACAGCGTTTGGTCGCCTACCATCTGTAGAAGATGTAGACGCTGCAGTTAAGTCTGCAAAGATTGTAAAGAAGCCTGCAAAGAAGGCTCCAGCAAAGAAGAAGTCTGGCGGTGGCGGAAAGCCACAGCAAATGCTTTAATAGTATTTGTTTATAGGACAGGGATGGGCACTTGACATCCCTGTTTTATTATGCTATAATTTAGTTGTGCCTGCCCAAAGGGGGGTACAAATTGAACTCGCTTAACAAGGAGGAAATAATGGTAAGTTCATGGTCATTGGATCTTTTTAAGGATCCATTTTTTATTGGTTTCAACAGAGAGTTGGACCGCTTCTATAATATCCATCGTGAGGCAACTCGTCAATCATATCCACCATATGATGTGGTAAAGATTGATGAAGATACTTACAAACTATCTTTGGCTATTGCTGGCTTCAGCAAAGATGAGGTAGAGGTTTCTGTGGATAATGGAAGTCTTATTGTAAAGGGTGAGAAAACCGAAGAGGACGCAAATAATGTCCTGCATAAGGGTATCGCAACCAGAAAGTTCACACGCACCTTTGCTCTCGGAGAGTATATGGAGGTTGATCGTGCTGAAATGGCAGACGGTATTCTTAGCGTCTTTGTGGAAAGAAATGTCCCCGAAGAAAAGAAACCAAAAACAATCAAAATCAAGTAAGTAATAATACTATCAAACACCTGAGCATGTGTATAAACTGCTCATTTTTCATGCTATAATAGTTTTATGCCGTATCGTATAGGTTCTAAGGGGTCTAATGGTTGTTCTGGATACCCCGCTTTAAAGGACACAGGAGAGGTTATGGGATGCCATAAGACTCGTTCTGAGGCTGCAGCACAGATCTACGCTATAAACCGCTCTGAGGGCAATATAGGCAAGGCTATGGTCAAAGAGGGCGACATGGTTATGGCCCCACACGAAGAAGAAATGTATGTTGGTCGTGTTGTTCATGTTATGACAGAAGGAATGCTTGGAACTCCAGGATCTGAATATGCTCTTGAAGCAAGCCCAACAGAACCAGCCATACTAATACAACTTTTTGAAATGGAAGAAGGCGGTCTTGAAGAGACTGAGTATTTCGTTGGAGCAAAAGCATCGGAGGTAATGGCAATGCCATCTTTAGAGTCAAATGTAGGAATGGATAAAGCATATGAAGGATGCGGATGTCCAATGTGTAAAGAATTAAATGTAACATGTGAAGAATGTCCACAATGCCAAGCAGGAGAAATGAAATCAGATTGTTGTGGTAATGTAAATAAAAAAGCACCTTGCTGGGATGGTTATGTACAGCGTGGAATGAAGCCAGGAGAAAACGGTAAACCAGTACCTAATTGTGTGCCTGCTGCAAAGGCAGACGACCTATGGGAAGATGATGATACAGTTGAGTATGATACAGACTCTGTGTCTAAGGCAGAAGGTTATTCGCCACCTGCAGGAGCAAGGGCTGCTGCTCGTAAAGCAATTAAGTTTAAAGAAGATGGTAAGGCAAAAGGTGCAGGAACTTCAGTGGGCTGGACTCGTGCAGGGCAGTTAGCAAGAGGAGAAACACTGTCTCTTAGTACCGTAAAGAGAATGTATTCATACTTCTCACGCCATGAGGTAGACAAGAAGGGTAAGGACTGGGGCAATCAAGCAAATCCATCTAATGGTTATATTATGTGGCTTGCATGGGGTGGAGATGCAGGATTCTCTTGGTCAAGAGGAATTGTTAATCGTGAAAAAGACAAGGCATTGTTTGCTGACTTTGGAAAAGATTATACAAGAGTACAAACAGAAAAGCATACACTTTAATGTCAAAAAGAAATTCATCTGGCAAGTACAGATCAAAGCATCCATTTAATCCAGTTCAGATTAAAGACGGAATGATTGTTAGGTTAAGAAAAGACGGGACTGTTAAGGCAGTTCTTGGTAAATACGGCGAGTATAACAAGAAAGATAAGTAATGAAAGAACTAATACATTTTACAGCAGAATGGTGTAACCCATGCAAAAGAATGGCACCAGTTATAGATGAGTTTTTAAAAAATAATACAGATATTCACTACGACAAGGTTGATGTTGATACAGAATTTTATAAAGCCGAGCAATACAATGTTCAATCAGTTCCAACTTTAATATCAAAAATTGATGGCAAAATCTATGATCGTGTTTCTGGCGTTGCATCTGAATTTAAATTAAAATCAATGTTTGGTTAAATAATCTTTTATTAATTCCATAATTTGAATTGTGTACTTATCATAATCTATTTCAATAATAAGATTGCCATCTATCAACTTATGTACTTTTATTTCTTTGCCGATTTCAAACAGTATATCTTTTATTTCATTTTCTAAACTCATTTGAGCCTCCTGTAGGATTTGAACCTACGACAACCCGCTTACAAGGCGGGTACTCTACCCCTGAGTTAAGGAGGCAATCCATTACGCTACTACAACCTTAGCAATGGCATTAATTGTTGCAGCAATTCTTCCAATATCTCGAAGTTGTTCGGTTGTGTACCCTTCTTTCTTCAAGGTATCATAATGAGCCTTAACACAGAAATGACACTTACCAATAATTGATGCTACTAGTGCATATGCTTCAAACTTATCTTTTGTTGTACCGCCATGAGATGCGATGGCATTCATTCTAAGTTGTGCAGGTAATCCAGTTAGATTAGGATCATCTGCCATCTCTGTGTATGGATACCAAACATTATTCTGTGCCATTATTGCTGCTGCAGTAAAGGCTGCATTTTTTTCTACTTCATCTGTAACACCAGCAGAAATCATAGCAACAATGTCTTGATTACCTGTTGCAAGGGCTGCTGCAAGTGCAAGCGATGAAGAGTAATCGTAATCAAAAGCACTTCTATTTATTACAGCATCAAGGTTTAGTTTAATATCCTTAGCGTATTCAGGAACAAGTTCTTTTACTTCGTCTACCCAACTCACAAAGTTTCTCCGCCGAGACTTCTATTGCAAGCACAGAGTTCTCCTGTTTGAAGAGCATCAAGAACACGTAATGTTTCCTCTGGGCTTCTTCCAACATTGAGATTATTTACTGTTACATGCTGAATAACATTGTCTGGATCAATAATAAAGGTTGCACGAAGAGCAACTCCATCTTCATTAAGGACTCCAAGTTGTTCTGCTAAACCAGTGTATCCATCATCATCTCCATGATATTGCCAACTGCGAACCTGGTCAGCAAAAGACCATGAGTTGGTTTTCTTTAAATCTTCGTGAGCATTGCGCCATGCAACCTTACAGAATTCATTATCTGTTGAACCTGTCAGCAATACTGCGTCACGATCATTAAAATCATTTACAAGTTTATCATAAGCCACAATTTCTGTGGGACACACAAAGGTAAAATCTTTAGGGTAATACACAAGAACTTTCCATTTTCCTGGAAACCACTTCTCGCTTAATGTTTCAAAAACATCATCAGCACCATCTAGTCTTCCTGGCTTTACGCCAACAATGCGAAATGGATTTAGTTTATATCCAATTGTTTTCATTATATCTCTTTCTTCTATGTTTGATCAAAAATAGGGGGTGTAGTGTTGCAACATAGGCTATACATGTTTCCCGACAAATATAGGCTAACTACACCTTAATATAATTATAGCATATTTACAATTTTGTTAATTTTTATCATTATTTATAAGACTATCTCTCAGTTCGTTTATTTCTTTAAAAATTTCATGATCTATAGAGTAAACTAAATGAGAATTATCGCTTATATTTTCAATATTACAAAATCTAAAAAATATCATTTTAACAAATTCATCGTCTTTAAAAATTTTATGTGGTCTCCAGTGTATATTTTTGTTTGCATTAAAAACTAAAATAGAATTGTCTTTTAAGACATATATTTGTTTTTCGACGGCAAAGTTCCAATCTGTATTTGACTTAAGTTGGTAACTTATTACCAAATCGTTAATATCTGAATCAAAATGTGGAGGAAGATTTGGAATACCATATTTGTTATTATATTCTACATAGGTCGTACTACTTAAAGTAAGATTGCTTACAGATAATTTTGCTAATACTGAATCAAACATTTGTGATAAAAATGAACTTTGTGGCAAGACTGTGATGTTTCTTCCTAGCCTATCGTCTATTTTTTTTGGAACATCGTCTATAATTTTATTTAAAATTTTTATGTTTTCGTCTGAAAGAAAATTGTAAAACTGACTAACAGATCCCTTCATCAGTGCAGCAGGCTCTTGTCCAATTGTTATAGTTTTGTCTGTTGTCATATATTTATCTATAACTTTCTCTAAATTTATTAATTTCTTTAAATGCTTTTAAGCATGTTATATGGTCTAGATGACTATAGTC